GTTTTGCCCTCCAGTACAGGAAATTTTATTAAGAGTTCCTGTAACCGTTAACACCCCAACCCCTACAGTTGTAGCTAGAACTCCACTTGTTGGAAACGTTATACTAGTAGTTCCCGTCATATTAAAGGTAGAATTATAAGCACCTGTTGTTGTTAAACTACCGCCAAGAGTAATCGTTCCAGTATTGTTAATGCCAGTCCCACCGAATTGTTGATTTAAAGGAGCACCAATAGATGCAATAGCTCCAAGCTCGGTAATATTTTGTTGTACCAACAATGGAATAGTAGCTTGAAAGCTTGGGATCCCACCAGCATTTGTAACTAATATTGCATTTGTAGCTGTTCCTAACCCTACTAATTGGGTTGCAGATGATGCATATATTAATTGGTTAGCAGCAAATGCGGCATTGAGTGCGTTACTTATTGTCATAAATTAATCCCTTAATAAATTAAGTTACCACCCAATTTCCTTGTGGTGCGCCTAAAAGTGTAAAGTTATTATTAGTAACGCTGCATACTAAAGTTAGGGAATCACCAATATTAGATGATGCAACAGAACCACCAGCACCTAAAGTTGATGCAATGTTACCGAATTGAATTTGTTGTCCTGCATTTTGTGCTATCGTAACGGTGAAAGTCGAGAGGTTTATAATTTGTAAGACTTGCCCAACAACTGCAACGGTAGGAAGTGTATAAATAGCATTGGCAGTGTTTGCTAGAAAATAGCCATTATTAATAACCAAAACTTGTCCAACAGCTAAAGTAGCCCAAGGAAGAGCTGCAAATGCTTGAGCATTAAATATGGTATTAGCACCATTTCTTAAGCCGACAACAGTATCACCAGATTCGGCGACCGTTGTAACAGGATTAAATTGACTAAATTTTGTAGACATTTATTACTCCTGTATAGCGTAAAATGCAACAGTAATGCTTGGTGTCCCACTTGAAATAAAATGTATTACATCGGTTGATTTAACCATCTTAGCAGTTGGATTAAGCTCTGCTGTTGTTGCTGCAAAAGTATTACCAGCTGGAACAGTGGCGGTTGCGTTAAGAGCAACAAATACATTAGCAGCATTAGAGTATGAAAATACAGCCATAAATTTATTAAAGGTTGTGGCTGTTGGAGCTCCTACGGCAGCAGTCAATGGAACTGCAACTGTAGTATCAGTACTTGCTGTTAGTGTTACAGAATAAATAGTGTTACAAAATGGCAAACCAAATCCATTTACACCACTTTTAGTCTTATCTACATTATAATTTGTTGCCATTAAAATTCTCCTAAATTAATTAAATTATTCCTAAACGAGCATCTGCCACCCAATGCACGATCCTTATGTTTCCAAGAGTTGCCCCAAAATTAGTAGCTGTTGTTATACAAACAAATTTAGGCGTAGCATTTAAAACAGCAGTGCTTGACTCATCAGCAGATTGAGTTAAATTATAAGCTTGTGCATTATTATTTATTGGGTTGTATGTAGTTACAGTTGGCACGACCCTCATACCAGTTTCAAACGCCAAAGGAAACCCAATACCAACTCCATTTAAATTATTAACAGGGAAATAATACTCGCCTGTGCCAACGCCTAATGCGGTTGCCGGAACGATACTGTTGGAAAATGATTTCCTATAGTAGTATAAACAGTCTTGCATGACGGATATTACTGATTGTGGTGCTGGCCTTGTAGGTATATCTCCCGGCACAACGCTTGCGGAATTAATCGAGATAGTATCCGCCGCTGTCATTGCCCCAAAACCCACTACAATTGCAAAAAAATTAGCAGTTTGAGTAGCTGCTACTCCTTTCATATCCCAACCGCTAAAACCATTAAAATTAAAATTAGTAGTGGCATTAGCCTTTATGGTAAATTGAGCATTTCCTAAATCACTTCGTGGAACCTCGACCCATGTGCCGTTTAAAGTGGCAGGATGTCCATTAGCGTCTAGTGTGGCGACAACAGAATTATTAGTGCCAGCTACTACGCTTGGTAAAGAAGCATCAGTGCAATACCATAACGATATTGTTGCGGTTATTCCAGCTAAATTAGAGGTTTTGCTTTCAATGGCACAAGACATCTTTGAATTCAACATTTCTCGTGCCTTAGTTGAATCTAAATATTGGACTATTGCAGGTTGAACAGCAGCAGCAGCGGTTAATACTAATTCACCATTACCACCACGATTAACGCTAACGCCACTATTGGCCGATTGAAATACTATTGTTTGATCCCAGGCATAAAAAGATTTGTTAGCACCAACTGCTTGAACTGCAACAGTCGTTCCTAAAAATTGGGAAGGATTTAAGGGGAAATCCCACCCACATAAATAGCTTGAAATAGGCTTATATTCTAATGCAGGAATATTAGCCTCTTCTACTTGCTGGTTAACTGGGATTTGATCAAAAATAACATTGGTTAGATCTGTTTCTAAACCAGCAACTTGAACGTTAGATAAAGTAGTAGTAGCTGCAATTGGTAATGTTATAATTATATCAACATACCCCACATCAGCATTGTCAGTATTACTTGCTGCGGCCAATTGAACCGTGTTTGTAAATTCTTGATAAGTACCCAACACATTGTTAGCGGTAAGCAACGCTTGGGGCGCACCAACTGATGGTGCATATTGCATTGTCACAGAACTAAGAGGTGCTAATAAAATAGATGTTGCAATGTAACCGTTTGTGCCTCCTGGCTGAGGAGACCAAATGTTAGGGTTATGGTATAGCCTTTGGAAAAGGGTTAATCCTGTAACGTTAGCACTTGGTGTTACTGTTAAAGTATAAGGCGGGTTGCCCGGGTAAGCCGAAGATCCTGCTATTGAATTTCTAGTAACTGTTACGCTACCAGCCCCTAGCGTTGTTAAATTTAACGTCCAACCTTGCCCTATTACCGTGCTAACTGTTCCTGTTACTGGAGAGGTTATGATTAACGGGGTTGGAGGGCTAAACGATACGTTTGCAAACTGAGGGTTAATCAAGCCATTGCTAATATTAGCTTGTATTAGGGATTCGCTTTCGTTGGTTACTATATTAGGCCATGCCTCTCTAGTAAACTGTTCTGTTCCCATTGAATTAGTAACAGTAATATAATAAAGCTGTACGTTTGCGTCTGGTAACTGTGAATCGTAAGGAAAATAGTAAACAGCAATATTGTTGCCTGCTGCATCCTGAAATGTTCCAGCGTTGCTTAAAATAATAGGATTAGGCAATGCCGTATAAGTGTAATTAGGCGGTGCGCCAGATAGCTCATATACAAGTTTTGGCACAGTTCTTGCATCATCTTGCCAGAAAGAGACAACCCCATTAGATAAGGGTGCGCCCGAATCTTTGTCTACCAAATATGGAGACAAATCAATAGCCGTTATATATCTAGGGTCGAGAGCCATATTTAGAATCCTTTCTTTGCTGTGGCATCCGTTGCTTTGCAGTTTTTAGTATAGTAAAATTTAAGAATATAACTACTATAAATTTGCATGGGGATATACAATAAATGACTAATACAGCGTGGCAATACTATAAAGATTTAAAGGCTGGCGGAGTGCCAGAAGAACAGGCAGTTGCAGAAACGGATGCTTTAAATGTGGCAGTACAAGGCTTGGATAACAAAATTGATCAAGTTAAAGACGAATTAAAAGCCGATATAAAAGATGTAAAGGCCGAGATTAAAGCATTGAGAACCGAATTAAAAGCCGATATAAAAGATGTAAAGGCCGAGATTAAAGATGTTAAAAGTAGCACTAACAAAATATTCTATACCATGATTAGTGCGATGCTTGTGTTTATTGTAAAAACAGTTGTAATGTTTTGTATACATGGAAGATAAAACCCTTGACCTACCCATCGGCTTAAGGTATAGTTAATTGGTAAACTACTAGGGTAAGTACAAATGGTAACAAGTTGTACACTAATACGTTTATATCAAGATTTAAAGGCTGGCGGAATGCCGGAACAACAGGTAATAGAAGTATTAAATATGTTAGTAAGTAATTTTGTAGATAAAGAAGAATTAGAAAAACTCAAAGAAAAATTAAAAGATATCGAAAGTAGTGGATAATATGGAAACTGTCAATACATTGCAACATTTTTTAGATTTAAAAGCTGGTGGAATACCAGACGAACAGGCTAAAACACAGGCATTTGCTTTAAATAAGGCACTCTATGGATTTGCCACTAAAGATGATTTAGCACAAGGTTTAGCTGGCTTAGAAAAAGATTTAAAGATTTTCTTTGGTTACGCTATAGGTGGCTCGCTTTTAACGGCGTTTATTTTTCCTACAACAGTAGGGCTTGTAATAGTTGGTATATTAAAGTTAGCAGGAAAGTTTTAACAAAAAAAAGAGATTAAAAATGTGTATAATATATATTATAGGATTAATTTTAAGTGCCCTAGTGGTTGGCTGGGCGTTTACAGATGATTAGAATATTATTATTTATCTTTAAACAACTGATAGCCAAATCCCCCAACACTACCAATTCCAAGCGCACTAGCGCCTCTTTTTAAATATTTTGGCAATAGCTGGTTCACCTCGATCCTCTGCCGTTAATGTAGGAATTCCTATTGATTTTTTTCCTTTAGTTATACCTAAGTAATTTTTAATCAATGGATGATTATATTTAAGCACCTTGTCTGCATAAGTTTTATTTACTTCCTTAAACATCCCAAGCTCTGAGTGTAAACCAGCTTCTTTTAATGCTTTCGACATGGCGCTTTGAACTTTAATCCTTCCTTTTTTTAGCTTATTTAATTGGTTTGATACTTTGGTGGTTTGCCGCAATCCTTCTAATCGGCCAATAGCATCATCTAAATCTTTTTTTACATTATGAGCATTCCCAAAACTTTGATCGCCAGGAGTTATAGATTTTAATTTATTGCCATTTGGTAATATTATTTTTGATTCTTTAACTTTAGGCAACGCTTTTTTAAGCGTTTCTTTTTCAGCAGAATTCATAGCACTTAACAAGCCTTTAGATTTTATTTTAGATAAATCTACTTTAACTTTGGCTTTGTCGGCAGCACTTATTACTCGGTCATACACTTCAGTAGCAGCATCTTTAGCAGCATCCCTATCGACTTTAGCTATTTTGTCGGCCAATTCTTTAGCACCACCTTTAGGAAAAGCTTTAGGAAGATTTGCTGTCCACTTACCAAGTTTTAATAGTTGTTTTCCACCATATTGAAGTCCACTAAAAACTCCCCCAGCAATTGCTCCACCTGCGGCTTTTTTCCCTGAATTTTCTAATCTAGATTCGCCTTCATTAACATAATCTGTTGCCCCCTCAAGACCACCTGTTAATCCACCAGTAACTATATTTTTTGCTAAATTACTATTTAATAGCCATTTTGGAATACCTGCGAGTGCCTTGGTGGGTATGTTTCCTGCTAATGCCCCTACAGGTTTTTTAAGTGCTATAGCCGCTAATATATCTCTATTAACTTTACCTATAAGTTCTCCTCCATTTGTTATAAGAGGATAGTCTTCTCCAGCTAATTTAAGACTTGATTCTCGTTCCCTTGCTTTTTCTTTAGACCAATCGGATACACCTTGTCCTAAATAACCGCTTTCTAATAAAGGCTGTAATGCTCCGTGTACTGGTGCTTCGTAAACTGCTCTTTGGCTGGTTAGACCAGCCAATAACGCTTTTACGAATGGATTACCAACAGAATCATTATTTGTTTGTGGCATCGGAGCGCTTTCAGGCTTGATATCTTCGCCGATTGATGTCTCGCGATGAGGCTCTTGGGATTCTAACCCCCTTCTTCTATTCCTTTCTGCTATAGCCTGCTCTTTAGTTACAGATGAATAGCTGCGTGCACCAGACGATAAATTGCGTCTTCTCTCCCTTTCTGCTATAGCCTGTTCTTTAGTTATGCCCATTTAATTACTCCCTATTTATCAGGACCATCTGCTATGGCGTCTATTTCTGCATCGGACATGGAAGATAGCTCTTTCTCATTACTACTATTGCTTTCTGGCCTAAAGTCATCGTAATCGTCATATACTGGAAAACGATAATCTAATCCTTCCTTAGTCTTTTTCTTCCATGCATCGGCATAGGCGTTTTCTTCTAATAGTGAGTCAATAATCATTTGATTAGTTGCGTCAGTATTTAAAGGATTAACTTTTGCTGATTGCATAATTTTAGCTAAAAAGTCAGTTATACCTCTTTTTCCTACAGCGCCACCGCCTAATGAATTCATATACCTAAGTAGAGCGCTGTTACCTAATTTTTGTGCCTTATTAAGGGCATCAAGACCTTTTTTATCTCCGTTAAACTTCCGCCATACTTGAGAGATAATCCCTGGCTCTTTTTGCAAAAGTATATTATTGAATGCCTCACTCATATTAGGATGCTCTTTCATTAACTTTTTAAACTCTTTTAATTCTTTGCCCATTTGCATGAGGTTTTCGGCTTTAACAAGATTATCTTTCATACGTTTTGTCGTATCATGCTGCTCAGCTTTAGGCAGCTTATCCAAAGATCCAGGAATATATTTTCCGTATTTTGATGCATCCGTAAGTTTATTGTTTTCAGCAGCAGCTTGACTGTTTGCATGATTTGCGTGCGCCTGATTTAACCCAATCTTAGATTCAATCTCCCTATTATAATTTTCAGCCTGGTTTTGTTGTAACATAGCAGTAAACTTTTCCATATCAGGAGCATATTGAGCCTTAGCGCCTTGGATAGAATTTTGGTGACGCATACCCTCATTCTTTAAACCACGTCTTTCGCCAGCGTGTTGCGCTTCTCTCATTTTTAATAAACCAGAGAATATATCGTCTTTAAAATCGATAGGATCAATGGCAGCAAAATTAATAGGTGTAATAGGCATAATTATCCTCCAAAAAGTGCGCCAAGAGAGCTAAACATGTTAGTAAGTCTACCGTTAGCAGCATCAAGGCCGTCTTGGTTTTTCGAACTTAGTAAATCACCAAATAAACCCATTCTGCTGTTACGTCTATTAGCTTGATCTAACCTTCTTTGACGTTCACCCTCAAATCTAAGTCCTGCTTGTTGTCCTAAATTAGTTCCCAATATACTTGCTAAATCATGTGCAGCATCGCCGCCTCTTCCGGCCTCCCCTGCTAATACTCTTTCGCGCCCAGCCAATCTTCTTTCTTCACCTTCTAAGCCAGACTTTTGAATATTCAAAACATTGGATAAATACTCTGCCATATCAGAGCCAAGTAAATCTTTAATTGTTTCAGCTTGGTTTGCTTGATCATACTGGGTTCCAGAAAAACCACCAGATGCCGCACTATTTCTAGCAGCTCCTAGCATTTGATTTTGTTTGTAATTGTAACCCCTAGATGGCTCGTAATCTTTCATTAAGTTATTCATAAAAGCTGTAGGATCACGTCCCATTTGGCTATATTCTGCTGGAAATTGAGTTGGGTTAGTAGTAGAGGTATTACTATATTGATCTAAAAGACTGTTATAAGCTTTTCTTCCTTCTTCGGTGTAGGGGTTTAAATAGCTTCTAGCCATACCTGGAATTTGGTTTAAATATTCCATGCCAGCCCCATAATTGCCACCACCGCCTCCTCCGCTACCACCAAAGCCGCTCATAGCGCCCATTAAGCCACCAATCGGACCACCTGTCATGTAACCTATACCAGCTCCCATAAGAGGCTTAGTTACGCCTTTAAACATCTTTCCTACGCTTTTAAAAAATCCCATTATCTATGCTCCTTATGGATATGAAGTAGTTGTAAATTTTACTAAACTACCGTTAACTTTTCCAACAAATATAGGCGGCGTACTGTCGGTTACATACCAAAGCGTACCATCTGGCATCTGTGATGATATTATAGCTAAGTTTGCCGTCGTTATCTCTGGTACAACCCAACCATTATTACTTAAATTATCCCTTAAAGTTTGATTTAATTCTTGGTTATAATTTTCTTGATTGTCATTTTGTATGTATGTTGGTAAGTCCATTAATACAACACCACCATTCCGTTATTAGCTACAAAACGGCTTAATCCCCAAAATCTTAATTTTAAAGTTAAACTATTACATGCTCCTAAATTTTCCCAGTTAAGAATGTTCTGACGTATTCCTATAGGGTTTAAATTTCTAGAGACGGTATTGCTCCAGGATACACCGCTGTCTCTTGAGACCGTTAAATCAACCCTAGGTTGATATGGGATCGTAAGTGATGCTATATCACTAGAATCCTCATCTGCCATTTGTTGTCCAGCCTCAGTGTATATAGTATCGTCAGGTGGAGTAAATAAATCCTCAGTTATTAGTAAATCCTGTCCAGGGCTATTTATTGATAATCCTGTAACATTTTTATCGTTGCCTTGTTCAATTGTAAACACAAAACTGTTTGGCCTGAATTGACTACTATCATCTTCCCTAATAGTATCACAAATTCTAATCCTTTGGATCTCATATATTTGAGTTGGATCTGAAATCATAGTCGGTAAATTTTCATTATATGTAGTTAAATCCGTTGATGATAAATAAATAGCAGCATTATTTAATGAAACAAAATAAGTGTTGCCATTAAAGTAGGCATAATTTTTAGCTGGATGATAATCTAATGCGTAATCACTAAGATTAAAAAACATTTCTGTATTAAAATCATAAAGAATGGTTAAATTATCAGCTGGATTATAAAATGTTAATTGATAAAATAAATGACCATCTTGTCTATAAAACATGGCCGTTGATTCAGCTACATATTTAATGTGGGATAATTGGTGATCAATACCATCTGTTGATATTGGCTTAAATCCTTGTCCAGTATACACCATAATAGTTGGTGCATTATTTTCATTAATAGCGAGCCACGCTACATATCTATCTGAGGTTGCAATGGTTGAAATCGAGGCACAACCATAATCAACGTTTATGGTGTTATTACGTCTATAATTTTGAAGGCCGCCAATTTGTGTCCATATCTCACAAACTGATGTACCCATAACTAAAACGTTAGCGCCTTGCCCTGGCAGCCTTACTATAGCTAATGCATAATCAGGTTTAGTTTGTAAGGCAAATTGTCCAGGAGTTGCTTGTATTATTGTGGTTGGTGTACTGTATTGATAAGCATACCAAGCTGAGCCATTACTAGTTCTGTCAGCATTTCCAAAAAGGAAATAGGTATTATGATACTCAACGTAGCCTGGTATAAGATTGCCTAAGCCGGTTTGTATCGTTAAATTAGGTGCACTTAGCGAATAGTTATAAATGTAGGCATTAACACCATCTACAATACAAATTTGAGAACTTAAGTTCTCATCTATAAATAACGCCCCTTGTTCAGTTGCTAATGCTCCGATAAGAGTAGGGTTTAAACTAAGATCTAATCTATATACAAGCGCACTAACAACTACAATTAAAAAGCCGCCCCGGATACTAGTGTAAATAAGTCTGCCTTTACCTTGTGATAATAATTCATAAGCTTTTTGATAACCTGCGGTATTTACTAACCACTCATCGGTTATAAACATATTGTAGGTTTTTTCACTAGAAATTTTGCGATATCGACCGAAAGTGCTGCCGCCAACGATGTTCACTGGCTCTTGTTTGGCGTTGGGTGTTTGTCTCATTTATGGAGTATCCCTTAATTAATTGGTAGTCCAGCCCTTTCCAAGATTTACTTGCGCGTAATTGATCGAGTTGCCCGAATTAAAAGTAGAAGTT